CAGACCGGAGTTGTACTCTGGAATATGCACCACTATCAGAAGATTGTATTCTTAACTCTTGTGTAGCAGCGCCATTAATATGTAAAGGATAAGATGGTCCAGTTGTGCCTATACCTAATCGACCGTTAGATGTATCTACAGTCATTTTAGTAGAGGTTGCATTTTTAAAGTGTATTTTATGAGAGTTATCAAACTCCATACTAGCAACGCTAGCGTCTCTTATCATAAATCTATAATTACCATCTGCTGCACTATACATTTGATATTCATTGTCAAAGAATAAATTTAATGAGTCGTGTGAGTTAAGTACTATATCATCGTCACCGGTTGTTAACAATGTTAAATTACCAGAACTATTTCTAATGTTTGCGTTTGCATCTCCAGTAGCTCCAATACTATCAGGGAATATTTCTAAAAAACTACCTGCGTCAAAACTACCATCACTAGCTACTGCTCTAAATCTAACAGAGCGACTAGCACTGTGTACCCATAAATCAGTATAAGAATCGTTTGGATATAAGGCTAAACCTGCACTACCAGATATCATACTATATTGGTTATCACCTGAAACAACAAAGTATGGGTCTATAACTATACTCTTACTACTAGCCTCTGCCCTAATATTACCAGCTACGTCTAGTTTTTCAGCAGGTGACTCTGTGCCTATACCAATGTTACCCGTTCTAGCAATGAAATGTTGAGTTGAACCACCATCAGTAGATAAACCGAACCAACCGGCATCGCCTTGTGTTAGTTGAATGTCATTAGAAGCGTCAGGGTTGTCAAACGTAAGTTTAGGGGAGTTTCCTCCGGATTCACCCAATAATGTAGTTCTATAAGCTGAACCATCTAAGTTGAACATTTCTGCACCATCATTAGGCATAAATTTCATTCGATGACCAACGGACAACAATCTTGTGTATTTTGTATTATCTTGTAATCTTATCTCTGCAATACCATCTGTAGATTCAAATTTAGCTAAATAATTATCATCACTTTTGATGTGTAATTTTTGGTCAGGCGCAGTTGTTCCTATACCTAATCGGGCATTCTTAAATCGTGCAAACTCTCCTGTATCGTCTCTAAATATATGTGAATATGTATTCCTAGTACCTACATCTAAGTACATATGTTCTGTAGAAGAAAGATATATACTTCCAGCGGCAGATTGTACTTGTGCATCAGTACTACCTTGGAACCTAGATAAACCATTAGACCTAACGTGTAATTTAGCTGTAACACCAGACTTATCATCATAACCAGCTATTTCTAAAGCAGTATCATCTGCGGTTTGGTGTATGTCTAATTGAGCTCCGGGTGCATTTGTACCTATACCTACACGAGCATTAGACCCGTCAATTCTCATAATTTCTTGTTCAGTTCCAGAATCGTTATCTGCCTTAAAAATGTAGTCTTTACCATTGTGCAATTGACGGAATACTAAATCACCACCTGATGCACGATTTTCAATCACAGAATTACTATCGCTATTATTAAAGTATATATCTAATCCAGTATCAGCACCACCACTGCCTGCTCTAAATCTAGAATTTACAGGTATATCAAGGTCACCTTGAACTGTCATTTTACTGTTTGGTGAAGATGTACCTATACCTACTTTACCATCAGAGGTGATGCGCATTCTTTCTGTGCCTTCAGTAGTTGCATCATTAGCAGCTGTAAAAAATTGTAACTTAGTAGCTGCATTCATACCAGATGTTCCACCACCGATAGCTACTGTATTATCAGTTCCATTTGAGGACGCAAACATCATAGCCGCTGCTTCTTCAGCATTATGATAATGTGCTAATCCAACTCTAGCTAATTTTAAAGTATCGTTGCTTCTAGATGTCGAACTGTTACCAGCTCCCATAAGAATAGTCTGATTACCGTCTTGAATATCTAATGTGCCTTTGACGTGTAATTTAGAAGTAGGTGAAGTTATGCCTATACCTAAGTTAGCACCATTATTAATGTAGGAATCACTGTTACCATCTAAGTAAATAGAGTTACCACCTGTTGGTCCTCTTAAGTATAATAACCCCTCATCACCGGATGCTGTTTGTAATCTAACTATTTCAGTACCATCTCCATCTTTAATACTTAATCCAACGCCATCTCCATTTAGTGTTAAATTTTTACCACTTGCAAGTTGAATATGTTCTGAAGATGTCCAAGAATCAGTTGAATCTACC